ATGGTGCGCCGCGACAGGGCACGGAGGTGCTCCTGGGTCAACGACCGCATGAACCACTCGATCAGTTCCGGCCAGCCCTGTTCCTGGAGGATGCCCGCCTCGACGCACCAGCCGACGGCGTTCAGACGGATTTCGTCGAACTCGTCGGGGCACGGGATTTCGACGCAGTGCTTCACGGCGGTCGGCAGGCCGGTGACCGGGTCGTTGGCCTCCAGCTCCGGCTCGGTGAAGAACCACTCGAAGTCCTCGAAGATCTGGCTCAGGTCAGGTTCGCGCGGCCAGCGCACGCCACCGCGATTGATCGTGACCTCCGGCAGGGACACGAGGTCCGTGGCGTCGGGCACGTCGCAGAAGTCGTACAGCTGCTCGGACGGGGCGCACCAGCCACCGGCAGCCGTGAGGCTGTCAGCGGTGACGCGCTGGCCGTTGACCAGGCTGGTCGCCTTGTTGATGGCCGCGACCAGGGCGTGCGGGTCGTCCACGACCTCCACGCTGCGCTCCAGAGTGGACACCACCTGGCGGCTGAACTCCTGGTTGCCCATCATCCGGTTGGACCGGTTCGGGCGCATCAGGGCGCGCGAGCCGGGACGGATGCTGTCCAGGGAACGGGCGATCTGGCCGAAGCCGACCGGGTCCATGCCCTCGCGGAAGCCGGGAGCACCGGGGTGCAGACGCCAGCCCGGCGTCAGCTCGGCCGTGCCGCCGTCACCCGGCGTGGTGCCGGGAGCGCCAGCGCCAGCGGTGTAGTTGACCGGGGCACCAGCGGTGACCAGCTGGCGGCCAGCGCCGTCGGTCTCCACGGGGGCCGGGGCCTCGGGGGCGTCCGCAGCCGGGGCAGGTGCCTCGGGAGCGGTGCCGGGGACCTCGGGGGTGCCCTCGTCGCTGATCTCGACGCCGCCGTTGGCGTGCTCGGAAAGCAGCGCGTCCAGCTCGGCGTCCTCGACCGGGGCGGTTGCGGCCTCGGCCTCGACGGCCACGGACAGCGCGGCGTCGACCACGCGGTAGTCGGCCACGGCCGCCTGGAGGCGGTCACGGTCGGCACCGGTGAAGGTCTCGCCTGCGGCGCGCCGCGACTGGAAGACGTTGATGTCGGCCTGGACCGAGTTCAGCAGGGTCTGGAGACCAGCCGAGTCAGTAGGGAGGGCCTCCGGCATCGAGTAGGCGAACTGACCCACGTTGCGGGCCAGGAGGTTCACCGGTCGCCGGGTTGCAGAGACAGTCACTGCGAACTCCTTGGTTCGGGTAGAGCGTTCGGTCTGGGCGATCCACCTCGGTACAAAACGCGGTGCAGGTGTCTCTGGTCGCAGAAGGTATCCCCCGACCGTGCAGACCCTTACGGCGTCGGCACCGGGTCGGGCTCCGGAACAGCGGGTTCGGGGCGCAGCAGCTGGTAAATCGTGCCGCCGCCTTCCGCGTTCACCACGGCCTGGGCAGCCGACACCAGCAGGTAGCCGGGCAGGCCCGCATCCGGGTCCTCGGGGTTCACCCCCTCGGGCATGATGCCGCCGCCGGAGCTGGCGGGCAGCACCACGTACCAGCCCAACAGGTTCTGGTTCTTGCCGGTGCCGACACCGCCGTTGCAGCCGCACATGGTCAGTCCTTCCCGGCCACGTCGGCCAGCAGCGCGTCGATCTCCTGCTCGGGGGTCAGCGCCGGTTCGGGCGCACCCACCAGCTCGTCAACCTGGGCGAACAGGTCGACCATGGCGTTCTCGCGCTCGCGCACCACGGCCTGGGCCGACAGCGCACGGGACACCGCCAGGTTGACGACCTCCTCGATGTCCACCGCGCTCATGGCGTGCCCGCTGCGGCCCTTGCGGCCGGTGGGCATCGGGGCCAGGGAGGCCACCAGGGCGGCAGGCTTGCCGTCGGCGTCCTCACGGCCGCGCACCGCGAAGCCGGGGGTGTTCACGGCCAGCGCCGCGATCAGGTCCAGGCCCTGACCGAAGTTGCGCCAGTCGCCCGAGAGCGGGGCCGCCAGGCCCATTTCGATCTGCTCGGCGGTGGCCCACGGCGCAGCCACACCAGAGACCTCGATGCCGATGGGGGTCTCGTAGGCGCGCACCAGCGCGAAGCACGAGCCGGTGTTGTCGTAGTGCGCCATCGCCACCGGGCCGGAGACCTGGTCGGGAGCGTGGCCGGTGCCGACGGTCAGGCGGCCCACAGCCATGCGGGTGCCGTCGTCCAGGCGCACCGCCGGGCTGGTGTGGAACTGGGCGTACTGGCTGGGGCTCTTGGGGGCCATGACGCACTGGGCCTGGATGGACCGGTGGCACGCGCCGAAGCACGCGATGTGACCGAAGATGCGGCCGGTCTCCGGGTCCATCTGGAGTTCGGTGGGCTCGGTCAGGAACTGGTCGGGGCTCCGGCGGAACAGCCCGGCCGAGTAGACGCGGGGGCGGAACGACTCGGCTGCGCTGGCCACCAGGCTGGCGTCCCGAGTCTCCTTGGTGGCGTTGAACTCCAGCATGGTCTCGCCGAAGGCCGGGGTGGCCACCAGGGTGAAGCCGATCAGCTCGGCCTTGGTCACGGTCTGGACCACATGGGCGTCGGCGGGCAGGTCCCACCAGTCGTCCTCGGTGATCTCCTTGCCGTCGACCGTCAGCATCCACTCGGTGGCGGCCAGGTCCACCGACGGGCGGCTGACCTTGCGGCTGGCATGGTCGAAGGCCTTGGCGGCGTGCTCGTCGTCCAGCATGTAGCCCGAGGCCACGATGCGGTCGCCGTCCAGGCGTGCGCCCTCGGTGACGCCGACGGTCCAGGCGTCGAAGTGCCCACCGCTGGACTGTTCGCAGTACATCACCGGCAGCGGGGTCTGCCGCACGGTCAGCTCGATGTCCGCCGCCAGCATCCGCCCATCACTGGACTCGATGCCGACGAAGGCCACCGGCTGATCGGTGAAGGTGTAAAAGTCCCGCATTGCGTACTCCTGTTCACTCGGTGCGGACCATCCGCCAGACGCGGTGCGCCCGATGCCGTTCTCGTCGTCGCGCGCTCGGACGGTGCCCTCACGCTCACGTCGGTCGATCTCGTCCTGCTGACTGCCCTTGCGGTTGACCTGGACGCTGTCGCGACCATTCAACCTCTCGGTGTGACGGTCCACCTCATCCGGCAGCGGTTCGTCGCGGTCCAGGATGCCCACCCGGCACCGGCAATTCTTGACCTCCGCAGCAGGTCCGCCAGGGTCGGCGGGGAAGTCCAGCAGCGCGGTGCCCACGGTGAACTTGTCGCCCAGCGCCACCCGCTGGCCGTCGGCGGCGAAGTGGGTGTGCCGTGTCTTGCCGTCCAGGGTTGCCACCCACGTCTTCTCCAGGGTGGCCGCATCCTCGCTGCGGTGTGCTGCGGTTACCACCGCCGAGTTCTGCACGCTGGCGGCCGTGTAGCCCTGCATACGGGCCACTGTGCGCGTGGCCTGGCTCCCAGGGGTGAGCACCGCCGCCACCGCTTCCCGCTGGCGCTCCACCACAACCTCGATGCTCGGGGCCGGGGCGTTGGACGTGCCGGGGGCCGGGGTGGCCTCAGCTACCGCCGCCGCTACCCGCTCACGCATCAGGGCCGGGGTGGCCATCACGGTGGGCGTGGCCAGCTCCACGTACTGGTCACGGGCCTCGCGCAGGTAGGGGTCACCCTCCACTCGCTGAATTGCTTCTACCAATTCCGGCAATTTAACATCCGACGAATTAGTAATTGCATTCAATACACGAATGTCAATGTCGGTATTCAATTCAATATCGGGTAAATCCGGAATAGGAATACCAATTCCATCCATACCCTCAATTACCGACAAGGCCCATAGACTTGACAGGCCTGCTAGGATCAACAGCGTGGCGAGTTGATTCCAGCCCCCCTCGGTTTCCGCCACAGCATCCGGGTCCGGGGGCGTAGCGGTCGCAGTCAAAACAAATGGCTCTGTCATAGCGACCCACTGGTTCAGCGCGACAGCGTAGAGGTCCTCCAGCGCCGCCTCACATTCAATGGTCCGCGACAGGGCCTCGCCGGGCTCAGGCCACATCAGACCACCGACCCGTCAATCACCTGGGTCGACAGCTCGGCGCGCACCTTGGCGATGACAGCGGCGCGGAGCCCCTCGGTGCTGATGTTCAACGACCGCACAGCGGTGTCGGCCAGGGCCTCGTCCACGTCGTTGATGGTGCGCCGGACCTCGGCCTCGGTAGCGGGGGGCAGATAACGGTGCCACTCGTGCGCCGGGATGCGCGCCAGCCGGGCCTTCTGTTCGTTGCCCCGCACGCGGCGCTTATTGGCCAGGGCCACCACGCGGCTGGTGAGCATCCGTTCGGCCAGCACGAAGTCGGCATACGAAGCCGAGGCGGTCACCGCGTCCCCCTCGGTGTCGGGCTCGGCTGTGGCGGCGGGGTCCGCGTTCGGGTCGGCGTTGGGGTCCTGGCCCGGCGGCAGTGCGGCGGGGGGCTCGGGCCAGTCGAAGTTCTCCAGCTCGCTGTTGTCCGCGCTCAGGATGGCCTGGAACACCTGCTGCGTGAGCAGGGTGGGGTCCTTGGTCACGGCCTCGCGTGCCCAAATCTGGATGCCCTCGATAGTGCTCAGGTCATAGTCGCTGTCATCGGGCAGGCCCAAGGTGCGCAGGAACACCTCGTTGCGCATGGCCCCGGCCTCCTTGGCCGCCTTAGCCTCCTCGGACAGGTCGGGGTCCGTGATCAGCGGCGAGGCGTCGAACCACAGCATGTACTTGTCGGGGTCGATCTTCTCGGCCACGAACACCGCGCGCAGGATGTGCTGGTTGATGGCCTGGCACAGCGTCTCCACCACCGGCTTGATGTGGGTCTGCACGTCCTCGTCAGCCATCTGCCAGGCCGACCAATGGTTGCTGTTGGAGCCCACGCCCAGGAGGCGCTCGGGGCTCATGTTCAACCCCATGGCCAGCCGCATGATGGAGTCGGTCCGGGTCTTGATCTCGACATCGGTGATCTCGTTGCCGAACTTGAGGTGCAGGATTTTGCCCAGGTGCTCGCCGGGCACCGTGGCCAGCAGCGGGATGAACGCGGCCTGGCTGTCCTCGTCGTCAATGGCCGCGCTGGCGGCGTCGAACAGCTGCTGGCTCAGCTCCTCGGCGGCGGGCACGCCCATGACCTCGGGCACCTCGTAGCCGGGTACGTCGGCCATGCCCTCGGGCACCGGGGCCTGGCTGGAGGGCATCGACATTTCCGACGGCAGGAACACCACGCCGTTGCCGACCATGCGGCTCTTGGCCGCGTTCTTGATCTTTTTGGTGGTCCGCAGAATCTCGCGGCAGTTGTCCAGGTTGGCGCGCACCGGGCTGGTCGGCTCGTTGGCCTTGCGCGGCCGGGGGTTCCAGACCCGGACCATGATGTCCAGTCCTTCGACAAACTCGTGCTTGGAGCCGTCGGGAAGGTCGATGATCGTGCCCGGCCCGGCCTTGCCGTTGCGGGCACCGCCCCGCGACTTCCACTCGTCGCGGGTGAGCACGTACCAGTCCTGGACCGGCTGGCCCTGGCCGTTGACGCTGCCCCGCTGGAGCACGGCCAGCCAGTGCTCGCCGGGCACGCTCAGGCACTCGGCGCTGCGCTTGCGAATCTGGGCCTGGTTGAGCGGGCCGCCCGCGATGTCCTTGACGATCTTGGCGACACGCTGCTGCTCAGCGTCCAGGTTGCCCTCGTCGTCGCGCGTGAGGCCGCCGGTCGGCAGGCCGGTGTCCGGGTCGATCTCGCTGGCGATGAACTGGACACGCGAGCAGCTGGCGGTCAGCCACGCCAGCCAGTAGGCCAGCTCACCGACCTGTTCGATCAGGTCCCAGGCCTCGACCTGCCAATCGGCCCGGCCGGTGGTCAGGGACGCCGTCTTGGTGGTCACCTGGGGGTCGACCACCAGCTGACTGGCGGCGGTCAGCGACTGCCGCGCAGGCTGGCCGACGGGGCGGCGGACAACGCGCATGGTGGGGGCAGCCATTGGGTCAGGTTATCGGGTGGCCGTGCTACGGGTTGACATCCTCGACCGTGACCACCTCGGGGACGAACAGCCGGGAGCCCAGACCGGCCACGTGGGTGAAGGCCAGCATCACGGCCAGGTACCAGGCCACGGGGTTGTGTGGGAACCACAGCGGCACCCAGGTGAGCCCCGCTGCCGCCCACATGGACACACACCACGGGCACCCCATGAAGTAGTTCGCGGTCTGCCACCGCTGCCGCTGGCGGGCCATAACGGCGGCCCGCGCGTTCTGCCCGGCGATCTTGGCCTCGCGCTGCAACACCAGGGCCTGGCGCTCCCGGTCGGCCAGCCGGATGCGCAGGGGGTCCAGGATGGTGTCGGAGTTGACCAGCCGCGTCAACCGCATGATGGCGAGGGCGTAGATGACCAAGACCAGCACCTGGTCGCCCAGGCTCATGTCGAAGAATGCCATGTACCCGAGGGTATCGTTACCCGACGGAGTCGGTATAGTGGCAACCATGCGCATCCTCGGTATAGACACCAGCCTCACCGCCACCGGCCTGGCCCGTGTCGACATCCTGGAGTGGCCCTCCAGCCGACCGGCGCGCAAGGAGGGTGAACCCGTCCGGTTCGTGGCCGACACCGCGACCGTGGGCGCGCCGAAGCCGACCAAGGACAAGAGCAAGCGCGCCATGGCCCGGCGCGTCAACGCCTTGATTACGCAGGTCGAATGGTGTTTCTCGGACACCGAGGAACGGCCCGAGTACGTCGGCATGGAAGCGCTGGCCTACGGTGCGCGGGGTGAGGGCGCGTGGGTGTTGCCCTGGATTTTCGGCCGGGTCATCGAGCTGTGCGAGAAGTACGACGTGCCCCTCCAGGTAGTGGCCACCTCGGCCCGCGCGAAGTTCGCCACCGGTAAGGGCAACGCCGACAAGGAGACCGTCCTGCTGGCCATGGCCCGCACGTTCCCCGAGGCGGCGGTGGCCAACAACAACGAGGCCGACGCGCTGGCCGTGGCCGCGACCATCTGCCAGAAGATTGGCCTGCCCATCCTGCCGGTGACCCAGTACCGCACCGACGTGGTGAACGGGCTCGGGGACTAGCTGGCCTTGCCGATCCTGCGCGTCATCCACGGCGGGGGCTTACGACCGGTGCCGGTCTTGGCGCGGTTCTCGGCGGCCTTGGCGGGGTTGGCAATGGTCATCTTGGCCCCCGCGAGCGCAGCCAGCCGGTCGTGGGTAATGACCGCCGCCGCCACCCGGTCCGGCTGGTGCTGCCCGGCCTGCCAGTCCACGGCCTGTTCCTCGAAGACCCGCATGGCGAACTCCACGGTGCGGCACTTGCCGGTCTCCAGCGCCTGGCTCAGCCCACCGGAACGGGCCACCGCATCGGCCTTGGACGGGCCGCGCCACTGGGTCACGGTGAAGGGCGCGAGGTCGGGCAGGGCGCGGCGCTCGATGGGGGTCAGCTCCTCGCCCCGGCGGCGCTTGGCCACGGCCTCGTCGTGCAGTTTCTGGTAGGCCTTTTTGACGTTGGTGATGTACGTCTTGGCCGCCGTGTATCCCTCGACGGCGATCTCCCGCGCGCCGATCTCCAGCGCCAACGTCACGCCGACGGTAGACCACTGGTCGGCGGTGTACTGCCCGCTGCGGTCGTGAGTGAGCGCCACCCGGCCGTCCTGCAACAGCATCCCGCCGATCACGCCCGCCTCGTCACCCTCGCCCGAGTCGGCGGGGTCGATGCCCACGATGCTGGCCACCGGCCACGCCGGGGTGCCCTGGAGGTGCGGTTCAAACCAGGCCCGCTGGAAGATGCCACCAGCGGGGTTGCGGGGGCTGCCCTGATAGAGCGCGTACCAGGTCCGCTCGCCCACCTGTTTGCGCGTCATGGCGAAGTTCCGCTTGGCCTCGGGGGTGTCGCGGGCGGACTGCATGGGGGTGCCCACCTCGCGGTTCAGCGCGTCGGTGATGCCCTCCTCCGCGATGGCCGGGATGTTGATGTGCCGCCAGCTGCGCTCGTCGGCCTCCAGCAGGCGCTCGCCGGAGAGAATCTTCCCGGCCAGGTCCTCGGGGTGCCACCGGGTCTGAATCAGGATCACCGACGCTGACGGGCTCAGGCGGGTCAGGGCGACGTTGGAGAAC